GCCGAGTGTCGACTGATTGTTAGTCGTCGAAAAGACGTAGCCGTCTCCGTTGCGGATAGCCATGGCTTAGGAGGTGGCGGCGTAGTAGACCTTACGGCTCCAGCCTTCGTTGCTGTAGCGGACTTCGTAGGAAATCTTTAGTACAGACCCAGCGTAGCGCTCGATGTTCGCGTTAGACAGCAAGAGCTTGGGGCCGAACTCCCCATCGCCACCGGCACCGACATATGACGGGATGATGGAGACGGAGAACACCCCTCCCCAAGTCCCGTTGTTCGAGGACGCTCCGAGCAAGTCGACGAACTCAGCCGGTGCGGCCGTGTCGGTCGTGTAGAAGAATCCGGAGAAGGTCGTCGTCGGCGTGAGGTAGTTGGTCTTACCGTAGAGCTCGCGGACGGTGGGGTCGACAAAGCCGATGAAACGGCCACCGCTGGCTTTCTCAAAGCAGGCGCCGTTGTCCCCGATGCGGGACTTGACCGGGTTTCCTGTCGGGCCTTTGACCGTCGGGCCGAGGTCGCTTTCAGGATAGTCAGGAGGGTCTCCAGGGGCGGCGTCTCCGCGTCCGGCGATGGGGCCTTCCCAGCCAGCCGCTTGGTCGAGGAAGTTGATGTGGGTCGTGATGTTCTCGGAGCCGAGCGAGTTGCTCGCGATCATCTGCGGAAGCGTGTAATTGCTTCCCGTGTAGGCCGTGTCGATGCCCACATAATCCACGGTGATGGTGGCGATGTTCAGCGCGTCGTAGGAGACCCCGACCTTGTGGGCCTTCATGTAGGTGTAGCTGGAGTCCGGGTGGGAGGAGCCGATGACGGCCACGTTGAAGTTGCCGTTCTGGTCGGACTTGAAGATACAGGTTCCGGTCATCAGGCCGAAGCCGTCCCCTTGGACTTTCCATCCTGGTTGCAGGATGGCGTTCACCATTGCGTTGCCGTAGTCGATGCGTGCCATGTGAGTAGATCAGAGAGTGGACATGATGGATGCGCTGTATTGCGCCTTAACTTCGGGCTTGGTGAAGTCGTCGTAGCTGCCCCGCTTCTGGTTGGCAGAGATGTCCTCAAGGAGGGATGTCTGCTTTCTGGCTTCAGTCAGAGTATCGTCAAGAGCCTGAAGCACCGGGTTGGCGCCGACGCCGACGACATTGGAGAAACCTTCGGGGGCGCGGAAGGAGTTCTCCTTGGTAGCCTTTTCGGCCTCGAAAAAGGCTGCGTATTTCTTTCCTTCTGGGCTGGCAAGGAATGCAGCGAGGGCTTTTTTCTGGATGTCCTCTTCTCCCGCAACACTCATACCGCCAGCGATACCAGTCCTACCTCTGGCATGTGCCTCGGCTTGGATTCGCCTTCCCTCTTCTGTTTCTGTTAAGAATCTACGCGTCATCTCGGCTTTTCCTGCCGCAACCTCTCGCTCTTCCTTTTCTCGGGCGTCCTTAGCCTTGAAAAAGTTCGCCATCTTTGTCTCTTCATCAGTAGCAAGTACGCTCTTACCTTCGGCGATGCGGTTAAGTCCGTCAGCGGCGAGCTGCTTGGCCTCGGCGATGGAGTTGCTGACGAAGGCGATGATGCCGGAGATGATGGCAAGGGGGCCTAGGAAAGACAGGAACACCGAGGAGATGGTATTGCCGAAAGACTTGCCGATCTTGTCGAACTGCGACTCGACCTTGCCGGTGGCCTTGGTCGTGGTCTGCTCGACGGCGCCGCCCGCGGTACCTACCTTGACGGACGAAGCACGCTTCTCCAGGCTGGTGATGGCTTCCTTGGCGCGGTCAACCGCCTGCGGGACATCGGACGTAGCCTTGATCTGAACTTCAAGTGATTGGGCCATCGGTGGTAGGGGGGCTTTCCTTTGCAGGATTGGAAGCGGAGAAGTAGGCTTCCCGGGCTTCCTCATCTGCCATGAAGGCTTCCTCCTCCGTGGACATGATGGAGACATCGGCACCATTGCGGACACCGAAGGCCGTGTTAAGCCAGATGGCCTGACACTCGGGCATCTCCCAGGCACGCTGCTCGGGTATCCCGTTGGCAATCAGTCCAGCCACGATAGCCAAAGGCCACGGGATGTTCTTGCCGTTGCCGCCCTTGGTCTTGGTCTGTTCCCAGAACTTAGGCCAATGCCCGACAAGGATGTAGGACGAAAACAAGTTGAGTTGGCGCTGGAACTCCTCGGGGTATCTCTCGAGCTGCAAGACCCGCCAAGTGTCCCTGATGCCGAACTTACCGATGGGCTCCTCGGCGCACAGTTGCACGGCGAGGATAAGGTCGGCCGGGGTGATCGCGCGATGGCTGTCCACCAGCGGTGATTGGAAAGCCTCCAGACGCACGCGATACTTGAGGCACCAGGGGTAAAGCGTGCGACCCAGAATCCTAAAAGGAGCCGGGTCGACGTAGGCGTTGAGGAAGCGTTTATCCACTACCCTCTAGACTGCCCCCCTTTCGGGGGTGTCAATTACGAGTAGGTGATACCTTCGAAATCGACCGCCGTAACGGTGACAGAAGTGAAGCCCTTGTTCGTACCCTTGTCATCGACCTTGGTCACGACTCCCGCAAACGAAACCGAAGCCGAGCCAGACGGATAGGCCGAAAGGGTGTTGACCGTGAAGGTGATGGTGGCGCCGAGGACCGGGATGGAAGAGGTCTTCGCGATGCCTTCGATGGTGATCTCGGACTTGCGGTCGTCCAGGCGGTGCGTCTTCGTGATGCCCGTCTCATCGACGACCATGGCCTCGGAGTTGAACGAGGACGAGAGGCTGTAGCTCTGGACGAAGAGGTTAGAGACAGTACCCGCGACTCCGTAGATGCAGGTGGTTCCGTTTGAGATGGCGGCCATTTGTAATTGCGGGCTTTGGAATTGGCTTAGGCGGGCAGGACCACCAGCACGTCAAACGAGAAGGAAGTCGCCCAGGAGCGCTCGTCGATGCCCTCGTCTTCGGACTGCATCGTGACGTCGTAACAGGCCGCGTCGGTCGAGGTGACGAAGGCCGCCTTGATGCTGGTCAGGTCGCGCATATTGCCGGACAGGGCGGCGCAGCGGGCACGGTGATCGGCGAGGGTCGTGTCGTCGGCGTTCGAGAAAAGGGTGATACGGACCGAGCAGCTGAAGTTGCCTTCGCCCTCGGGGAGGTCGTTAGGGCTACGGGCCGACTCGCAGAGGACCACGGCCTTGGGCAGGGTCTGGGTCGCGGCGCTGTCCCCGGTCAGGAAGGTGACGGTGGTCAGCCCGGTCTGGGTGGATAGGTAGGTGGCCAAGGTGGCCTCTACGATGTGGCGGATAGATTTGGTTCCCATAAAGGTTATTTGCTGTTGGCTTCGTCGATGGTTTTCCCGAGATGCTCTTTCACGCGAGCCCTCATCTGCCTGACACGGTTGGCGTAGACCAAGTCTAGCACGCTCGCATCGGTGGCGATGTTCGCTATATTACCGAGGATGTTCGTGACGCTGACGTCGACGTTCTTTTCGGTCGCCGATACGGTGTTCTTCCCCTGGACGCTGGTGTGCTTGTTGATCCAAGCAACACTAAGCAGGCCGACGCCGAAGTTCTTGGGGATGCCATTGATGACAGGCTTAGGCAGGGAGCGAAGGGCGGAGGCCCACCCAGACTTGATGCGGCCGACCATCTCCTGGCGTTCGCGGATGTAATCCTTGAGTTCGGCAGTGGTCTCGACGAGCAGCTTCTTTTTGACTGGTCGGACATTCTTTTTGATGCGGCCTCCAAACTTGCCTTTGATTTGATTATGGACCGGCCGGATATTGAAGACAAACCCGATGGTTCCGTAATCGCTTAGGACGATTTCGGCTCGGTTCAGATAGTTCTTAGCCTTCTTGAACGCCCGGTCATAGTCCTGGTCATTGGCTATCCTCTGCAAGATTGGAGAAAGGCTTTTGAGCGCTTTCATAGACCCGCCACCGATCAGCTTGTTGAACATCCCGATGTCGTTATTCCTAGTGGCGTAAGCCAGGTTAGTGGCCAAGACGTTGGCCGCATTCTTTGAGTAGCGGTCATTGGCCGAGACGAACATCTTCTTGATGTCCCCGGCCACGGCGTTTTCGCCAGCCATCTCGGCGGCCTTGGATAGGCCCTTGCCGCCTCCTTTGGCCAGCGGGGGCG